ACAGACCCAAGTGAGTTTACTGCTGCATGGCAAACTGCAGGTATTCCTTATACCACAGCAACTCTAAACACAGATGGGGCCATTGTACTAACACATACTAAGGGCGGTGTCATCATACTGAATGACTTTACTCCTAATGGTAATGGGATAATTTCACAAGCCGGATTTGTGATAGGCACAACTACAGGTTGTAAATATGGACCATCAGTACCTGTAACATACGTTAACGGTGTATCAGGCACAGGTGGTTCTGGTAGTGCCGCGTCATTTGTTGTTCAGCTAGTATATGGGGAATATCTACTGTTTGGTAATGGTGTTTATGCCGGTGGTACAGGATATGCAGTAGGAAATCAAATTGTTATCAATGGTGCAGATTTACTAGGTGTATCCGGTGCAAATAATTTAACAATTATTGTAACTGCGGTAGGCGTGGGTGGTGCAATTACTGCGGCTACTATTAAGTCAGGCACTGCTGTAGAATTTTATTCTACACAATTAAGCAATTGGGTAGAATTTGAATATATTGCAAATGAAGGCGCACCATCAGTAGCACCATCAGAAGATACAAATTGGTTCTACTCAGTAGTAGATCAAGTTGATATTATGGTTCAGAAGAATGGTAGCTGGATTGGTTATCGTAATACTGCTTACGACTCAACTGGACATCCATCAGCAACTGGTTCTAATACAACAGATCCAGCTGGTCCAATCATAAGTGCTACTCGCCCAACTACTCAAAGCGATGGTACAACAGCCCTATCATATGGCGATTTATGGATTGATACTAGTGACTTAGAAGTATATCCAGTTATCCATCGTTGGCAAAGTGTTAATGGCGAAGATACATGGGTATTAATAGATAATACTGATCAAGTAAGTTCTAACGGTGTTCTATTCCAAGACGCTCGTTGGGCAACTAGTGGTTCAGTTAGTCCTGTTGATGATCCTATCCCCACAATTACTTCTCTATTATCTAGTAACTACTTAGACTTAGATGCACCTAATCCAGATTTATATCCACAAGGTATGTTGTTGTTTAATACACGCCGTTCAGGATATAATGTTAAGAAATTTAAAACAAATTATTTCAATGCTGTGAGATTTCCTGATGAATCACTGCCAGCACAAACTAGCACATGGTTAAGTGTTAGTGGAAATCAAACTAATGGTGCTCCATTCATGGGTCGTTTTGCTCAACGCAATATGATTGTTGAATCTCTAAGAGCAGCTATCGACACTAACACAGATATCCGTGATGAAGATAATTATTTTAATCTACTAGCAACACCGAACTATCCAGAACTACAGCCTAACATGGTTGTTCTAAATGCAGATCGTGGTGAAACTGGATATATCATTGGTGACACTCCACTAGGTCTCTCAGATAGTGCTACTGAAATTCAAGCTTGGGCGACGAATAAAGCTGGTGCAACATCAACTGGTGAAAAGGGACTTGTTACTAGAAATACATATCTAGGTCTATTCTATCCAAGTGGAATCACACCTGACCTGGCAGGCAACGAGGTAGTTGTTCCAGCATCACACATGATGCTAAGAACATTCTTGCGTAATGATAATATTGCTTATCCTTGGTTAGCGGCTGCAGGTACACGTAGAGGTAATATTGATAATGCTCTAAACATTGGTTATCTAAATAGAACAACCGATGAGTTTGTACCAATCAAAACTCGTATCGGTATTCGTGATGTTCTATATACTAATCAGATCAACCCAATGGTATTCTTTACCGGAGTTGGTCTGCTAAACTATGGTAATAAGAATAGTTATGATTCTACAAGTGCGCTAGACAGAACTAACGTGGCTCGTTTAGTAAACTATATCCGTCGTCAACTAACTATTGCAGCTAGACCATTCGTATTCGAACCAAACGATACGGTTACTCGCCAAGCTATTGCAGGTGTAATTCAAACATTGATGGTAGACTTAGTTGCAAAACGTGGTATCTATGATTACTATGTACAGTGTGATGACTCAAATAACACACCTGCAAGAATCGATAGAAATGAATTATGGATTGACGTTGCAATCGAACCAGTTAAGGCAGCTGAATTCATTTACATTCCAGTTAGAATTCTAAACACTGGTGAAATAGGAAATCAAGCACGTTAATAATGATACCCCCAAAAGGGGTATCATTTTAAAAGATAAATAAGAATACAGGAGAACTTAAAATGGCAACAGCCTCACAATCATTATTTAATATGACCGTAGCATCTGACAATGCAGGCGGAAACCAGGGCTTGTTAATGCCCAAACTACAATACAGATTTAGAGTATTATTTCTAAATTTTGGTGTTGGTGCGTCTACTACAGAATTAACTAAACAAGTAATAGACATTAATCGTCCTACTCCAACTTTTGCAGAAATTTCATTACCAGTATATAACTCTACACTATATTTGGCAGGCAAACACTCTTGGAATGAACTAACAGTTAATCTTAGAGATGATGCACAAGGCGCCGTAGCAAAGTTGGTTGGTCAACAACTACAAAAGCAGATGGATTTCGTTGAGCAGGCTAGTGCTGCGACAGGACAAGATTATAAATTTCAAACTAATATTGAAATTCTAGACGGCGGCAACGGTACGGCTGTCCCTCAAGTATTAGAAACTTGGGAATGTTATGGTTGTTTCGTAAAAACAGCAACATATGGGTCATTAAACTATACTAACAGTGAAGTCGTTACTATTCAATTAGCTATTAGATATGATAACGCAATTCAAGCACCTCTTGGTTCTGGTGTTGGTACTAATATCGGTAGAATTTTAGGTGGATCAAGTACTACTGGTATTGGCGCAGGTCAAGGTACCCCAACAAGGTAATCTAACTATAATATGAGTGGATTCTTTCAAAATCTATTACAAGACTCAGTAAGTCAAGTTAAGTCCGGTGCCAGACAAGCTGTAAAAAGCTTTTTTGGCAACGAATATCTTAGAGATTACACTCACGCAGCAAAAACATTTAGACCAAATGCGTATCAATACGCACCTAAGTTTAAATTTCTATTTCACGTTGAATTTGAATTTAATACCCCCAAAGTTGCATCAGACGCTAATTTTGGATTGGCCGTCAAAACAGTAAGATTACCATCATACCAATTTGAAACATTTCAAATGAATCAATATAATCGTAAAAGAATAGTACAAACTAAAATAAAGTATGAGCCTGTTGAGATTGTATTCCATGATGATAATGGGAATATAATTACTAACTTATGGAACTCTTATTACACATATTATTATAAAGATTCTACTAAACCAGTAATACTACCAAGAGGTAGAACTACTGCTTACCCAACCGTAAATCCAAATAATACTAGCAAATTGATAAATTATAATCTAAGAACTACTTATTCTCCTGATTTTACAGGCAATGATGATTGGGGATATATAGGAGAAACAGCTACACCTGTACCAGTAACACAAGCGAATCAGGGACAGACTAGACTACCATTCTTTAAAAATATAACTATCTATGGATTTAATCAGCATAATTTTATATCATATACATTGGTAAATCCTATAATTACTAAATTTAGCCACGATACTTATAGTTATGCAGAAGCCGCTGGAACAATGCAAAATGCCATGACAGTTGATTATGAAACAGTTACTTATCAAGAAGGTAAGATTGACGGTAGCAAGCCCAGTAATATTATTACTACATTTGGTAATGATGCAAATTATGATAGAACACTTAGCCCTATCGCTCGTCCAGGCTCACAAGCTACTATTTTAGGTCAAGGTGGATTGGTAGACGCTGCCGGAGGTGTAGCCAATGATCTGTCGAATGGTAATATCTTGGGTGCTATTCAAAAATCAGGTGCAGCATATAATACGTTTAAAAATGGAAAATTAAAACAAGTGGCTAGAGCCGAAATAAATAATACACTGTATAATGCTACACTGCAAGCAATACCAGGAAACCCAAGAAGTGATAGATATTTCCCGGATGCTGGCAGCACCCCGGGACCAGCAGGCGCAGGTAGTTTAGCTGGTACAGGTAAAGCTAACCCGTCGCCAGTGGAGTCAGTTAAAAGATAATATAAATTATGGCCAGAATATTAGATTCCCGAGCATCACTAGATCAAACCGTTAGAATTTTTGATCAATTTTATAATTTTGACTTAGTAGTCAGTGGTAGTGAATATGATATTGTTCACTCTTATTTTATTTCTGTATGCGAAACCAAACAAATCGCAGCTAATTTTACAGTGTATTTGTTTAGAATATCTCAAGAGACTAAAGTTTCCGTTCTAGACTTATTAGAAAATATTCAAGGCCGCAACCAATTGGAAATGAATATTTTCATTACTTATTATCTAAATACTTTTAAATCTAAAACAGCACTATACGGTGTAGGTGCTATACCTCAACCTAATCAATTTGTGGCACGCAACGTAGTTCGTTAAAATGAGCAAGTGGGCGCAAGGCTTATATACAGTAAAAAATGCTGCTAAGTATATAGGCAAGCGTCAACCAAGATATCGCTCAGGTTGGGAGCTTACATTTATGACCTTTTGCGACAATAACGACAGTGTTCTATATTGGGCAAGTGAAGCAATTTCAGTACCCTATAGAAATCCACTAAC